CTGGACTGCAGGCAGTAAGTATTATGAAGGTAGTGTTGTTATCACCTCACTGGTTGCTAATGCAAACAATGGTGAGAACGCAACATACAGCATCACACTGTCTGGATCTGGTGCAATCAAACGTGTGGCAGCATAACACATTGTATTAGATGATGGGTAAATATTTACCCTTGATAGCAGTATTGGGGGTGTGTCATCACATCCCCATATCTTGTTAAATATACCAAACTTTAATATATGAAAATCACATACAAGGAGAAGGAAATTGAGCTGAAGTATTCCATGCGTAGCATGCTGATGTATGAGAATATTACAGAAAAGACATTTGCTCCACAATCATTCACTGATATTATCACATTTATGTTCTGTGTTGTTGTAGCATCATCAAAGGACTACAGCATCACATTTGAGGACTTTATAGACTACCTAGATGAAAACCCAGGGTTAGTATCAGAGTTTTCACAGTGGGTAGTTGAGGTGATGACAGTACAGGATGGCATAAAAAAAAATTAAAGGATGATGCAGGTGGCGATGTCCCACGGCTGATATTCCATTATGTATTTCGTGTATTGGTCTTTGAGTTCCGTGTCATGGATGTACCATATTTCATGGATCAATGTACGTTATGGGAGCTAAACGATATGATAGACTATATCCCATATATTGATAGATCATTATGGGAGTCACAGCGGCTGAACGCATATGCTACAGTACAGGTCAACAAAAAGCAGAAGATCAGTCAGCAGGACATATGTCATTTTAAGTGGGAAGACAAGGATATTGATGAGTATGTAAAGGACGAGTCAAAAACAAAGATAACAGATGCAGAAATACAGAGACTAAAGAATATAGCTAAGCAATGGGAAAACTAGAAAAGATCTATGACTCAAATGATCTGACACATTATTCAGATGATACAAAGAAACGGATAGACAAGGCGGTTGTTGCGGCTGCCTTCAGAATCCGTGATAACATACGGAAAGTATTCCTTACTGGTTCCAGTCTGTATAAGTATCATACATCTGAGTATAGTAAGCTAGCTGAAGGTATTCTTGTTGGACGACTAAACAACTCAAAGGTAAAGGTACATGCTATGGGTAGCCGTGATAACTATAATTCCTATAAGACACGGTTCTTTGTTGGAGGAACAATACCACGTATACAGACAAAGCAAGGCGGTCGTAGCATTAAACCATATACAAAAGGATATATCCGAGCAAATAATGCCGTTGACACTGGTACTAATGGCGGTGAGAACATATTAGACACATACATAAGGAATGTGTTAGAAAAATAAATAAAGACGAAGAATAATGGCTAATCTAACAGCGGTCATCGGAGCTGACACTAGTCGGTTCGTAGAAGAGGTAAAAAGTGCAAAGTATATGCTGGAGAAGTTTGTCAATGAGACAAAGAACCAGAGTAATACTATAAAGAAGAACACACAGGTAACAAATGAACAGATAACAAGTTATCAGCGTGTGATAAAGTCATTAGAGAAGGTTGCTTCTGGTTCTATGACAGCAAAGCAGCAACAGTCGGCATTGACAAGTCAGATAAAGGAGTTAAAGATACAGTGGGCTAATCTGTCTGACACCGCAAAGAAAGGTGAGTTTGGTAAGCAATTGTCATCAACATTGTCTGAGGCACGGATGCAGTTAAAGACGTTAACAACACAGATGCAGCAGACAAATGTGGAGTTTACTAAGCTAGGCAAAGGTGTAAAGGGTGTCGGTGGTATGACAGCAGGTTTTGGTAAGCTATCCAGCAATGTGTCATCTGCTGGTGCTGCAATGTCCACGTTAGGTATTGAAGGTGGTGATGCATTATCTACTATCGGCATGCAATCCAGTGCTATCGCATCATTAGGACCAGCATTAGCTAATCCGTATGTCCTTGCTGGCGCTGCAATGGTTGGTGCTGGTGCTGCATTCTATAATTACAATAAGGAGTATGAACAGTCTATGCGTCTGACACAGGAGTTTACTGGTCTGACAGGAGAGGCATTAGCTGAGCTACGTAACAGTATCAAGGCAGTCTGTGACACATGGGATAAGGACTACAGAGAGGTGTTATCTGGTGTTGACAACCTTATGGTACAGTATGGCATAGATGGAAAAGAAGCAATAGATATCATACAGGCTGGATTTGTTTCTGGTGCTGATGATGCAGGAAATATGCTGTCATTGATACAGCAATATTCTGGTGCGTTTAATGATGCTGGTATTTCTGCATCAGAGATGGTTGCCTTAATAGCACAGACAAGGAGTGGTATATTCTCAGAGGAAGGTCTGGCTGCAATCCAGATGGGTGCAAAGAACATACGTCAGATGAAGGATGCCACATCTGAGTCGTTAAAGGCTATTGGTATTGATGCAGACAATATGAAACAGAAGCTAGCCAGCGGTGCTATGACAACCATGGAGGCAATACAACAGATCTCTGGTAAGCTAAAGGAGTTCTCTCCACAAGCACAAGAGGTAGGTGAGGTATTGCAGGATGTCTTTGGAAAGAAAGGTAGTGCTGCAGGATATCAATTAGTAACAGCATTATCTGACATCGAGACAAATCTAGATAAGGTAAAAGGACAGACAGGTGAGTATGGTAAGGCATTAGATGATCTAACAAATGCAGACAAGGAACTTGAAAAGGCAATGTCAGAAACGTTTGGTATTGCTGATGGTGGTTTTGAGACGTTAGGCATGGTGATAAAGACTAAGTTCTATAAAGGACTAGCTGACTGTTTAGATGTGATACATGAGGTAAAGACATCAATCAAGCTATTATGTACCTATGCCACATCTGGTATCAAGCAGATAGGCTATTCTGTTTCTGAGCTGGTTAATGCATTACGTTCGTTAGCTAACTTTGACTTTGATAGTGTCGGCACACACCTTAGCAATGTGTTTAACACAGATGTGTTTAAGAACGATGTACGAGAGTTCTATCGTGAGAATGGTAAGGTGACAAAAGCCGTACAGGATGCAGTAAAGAAACGTAATGATGCAATAAAGAAGCAATACAGTCCTAGCAGACTATTTAATAAAGGCAAGGGTAATAAGGGTACTATAAACAATGATAAGAAGAATGACGACAAGCCAAAGATAACACCAAAGAGAGGTGGTAGTAAGACCACTCCAAAGACCACTCCAAAGGTAACCCCAAAGGTAACCCCAAAGGTAACCCCAAAGATCACCTATGAGAAGGGATCAATGGGATATATTGATGAGCAGATATCTAAGAAACAAGCAGAGTTAAAGATAGCAATCAGCGATGAGGACAAGCAGAAGATACAGAGAGAGATTGATGAGCTGATAAAACAGAAGAAGGAGATAGAGATAAAGTTGAAATATCCTGAGGGTTCCATTGGATATATTGATGAGCAGATATCTAAGAAACAAGCAGAGTTAAAGGTTGCTATTGACGATGCATCAAGGGAGAAGATACAGAAAGAGATAGACGAGCTAATAGGACAGAAGAAGGATATAGAGATAAAGCTAAAGCCAGTTGTTGACAGTGATGATCTAAAAACACTAAAGGAGACCATCAATGATTATAAGACAAAGAAGGACGAGCCGTTATATAAGACTATTGACAACCCCAAGAAGGGCAAAGCAGCGCAGGCTGAGTCCAATGCAGACAACCTTGCTGAGGAGCTGAGTTTCCATAAGCAGATATTAAAGTCCTATGCGGATGAATATGATGCTATACAGAAACGTGTAAATGCTGGTGCTACACTGACATCTGATGAACAGGAGATAGCAAAGATCTATGACGATGCGGCAAAGAAGGTATTAGATCTGTCCGATGCATATGACAAGGCAGCCGACAGTGCAGCAAAGCTAAAGGCCGAGACAAAGTTGAAGAAGAAGGTATGGAACAGTATAGAAGACGGTATGGGTGTCTTACAGAGTTTTAACAGTTCCGTGTCATCAGTATATAGTTCATGGGAAGGTCTGACAGAGCGATGGGAGGATATGTCTGGTTTTGAACGTGTAATAGAAGGTTTCTCAGCGGTGACGGGCACAATACAAGAGGTGATGGATATATACAATTCTATTACCAGTGTCATACAGATGTTTTCTGCTATCAGTGATGCAATGACAGCAAAGGAAGTAGCTAACAGCGGCGCACGGTCAGCAGCAGAGCTCAGTGAGGCAGCTGTTGACACTGCAGCAACAGAAACGGTTATGGCTAATGACTCTGCTGAGCAGATGTCATCTGCTGCTACAACCACTGCTAAGCAAGGAGAGGCCATTGCTAAGTCAACAGCTGCTGGTTCAGATATCCCATTCCCAGGTAATATTGCTGCTATTGCCGCTGGTGTTGCAGCCGTTATTGCTGCGTTCGCTATGATCGGATCGTTTGCTGATGGTGGTATTATTTCTAACGGCAGTAGGGCAGGTGACTATAACATTGCTCGTGTGAATGGCGGTGAGATGATATTGAATGGTACACAGCAGAAACGGTTATTTAACCTATTGAATGGTGATGGTGGATATAGTATATCTAATAGCAGTAACAGACGTAATAATGTGACGTTTACCATTCAAGGTAAGAAGCTACGTGGTGTGCTAAAGAATTATGATAATGCTATGAAACGCATATAAAAGGCTATTATTAATTAATATATCAAACTTTATTATATGTTATATACTGGAAAATTTAAGAACAGATATGAGGAAACCATACGTGTTGACATAACAACAAACAATGATACCTCATCACAGACTGAGTTGACATTTGCTGATGAAAGTCCAGTTGTCATATCACAGGAGTCAGATGATATCTATGCACCTATCAAGTCAAGGGGATGTACCATAACCATTGTCACAAAGGAGGCATACTTTGATATGTATAGCGCTTCATCCCATGGAACACAGGTAGTGGTGACCAATGAGGCAACGGATGAGTGTTTGTTCTATGGTTTCCTGACACCATGTGAATATAACCAGTCATACACATATCTTGACACATTAGAATTAGAGGCTGTTGATGCATTATCTACACTGCAGGACTATAAGTATGAATATCTGAATGGTACCGAGTCAAACCAAGTGTCTATGGCTGCCATTGTGAAGCATTTTATCAAGGATATTGCTACATATAATGGTCGTATCTATATGCCATACCTCGGTTTGAAGATGAAGGTTGCTCATGACCTACAGCTATATCCTATGGAGATTGAGATGATCTCGGAGGAAGCATTCTTCAGTGATGACGGAGAGCCTATGACATGTTATGATGTATTATCAGAGATATGTATGTTCTATAATATGTCTGTCGTGCCACATGGAAGGGATGTATACTTTGTTGATTACGAGGCGGTGGTAAACCATGCTACGATAGGAGATATTGCCACATCGGCAAAGACAGTAAACTGGGATGTGATAGACGACTATGACGATCAACCACAGCCTAAGCCAGTTTCCCCACGCCGTGCACGGTCAATAGATGACAATTATGAGTATCTTACGTTTACCATTGAGGATGCCTGTGACATCACCTTTACAGCAACAAACAATAATGTGTTAAACTATTCAACGGATGGTGGTATGAACTGGTCTGAGTTAGCTTCTGGCACACCGTTGTCGGTATCTGCTGGGGATGAGATATTATTCAAAGGACAGATGACCCCAGTACCTGCAGGTATCGGTACGTTCAGTGTGACAGGCAATTTCCGTGTCCATGGTAACATAATGTCATTGTTATATGGGGATGATTTTGATGTTGAGACAGACCTTACTGGTTATGCTGATGTATTCAATGGTCTGTTCCGTAATTGTACATATCTGTTAGATGCATTTGATTTGGAATTGCCAGCAACAGTACTTGATGATGATTGTTATAAGTATATGTTCTATGGCTGTTCTAGTCTTGTGTCTGCTCCATCATTGCCAGCAACGACATTATCTGACTGGTGTTATCAATATATGTTCGGTAACTGCACAAGTCTTAAGACTGCTCCATCATTATCAACAACCACATTAGCCCCATATTGTTATGCAAATATGTTCAGTGGTTGTACCAGTCTTGTGAATGCCCCAGAGTTGCCAGCAACGACATTAGAAATATACTGTTATGCAAATATGTTCAGTGGTTGTACCAGTCTTGTGAATGCCCCAGAGTTGCCATCACCATATACAGCTGATTTCTGTTATGCTGGTATGTTCTATAACTGTACCAGTCTGTTAGCTGCCCCTGCACTGCCTGCTGAAACCATGACACAGTTCTGTTATAATGGTATGTTCAGAGGTTGTACCAGTCTTGTGTTTGCTCCTGATCTCCCTGCACGTACATTAGCTATCAACTGTTATAATGGTATGTTTGATGGTTGTACCAGTCTTACCCGTGTGCCATCATCATTGCCAGCAACAACACTGATACAGAATTGTTATGCAAATATGTTCAAAGGCTGTACACGTATAACCAAGAGCCCAGATCTTCCAGCAACAACACTGGTACAGAATTGTTATGCAAATATGTTCCAGAACTGTTCTAATCTGGCTAGGATCAAAGCATTGTTTACCACCACACCAGATACGACAACAACTAATAACTGGGTGGATGGTGTTGCTGCAGAGGGTTTGTTTATTAAGAATCCTAGGGCCACATGGTCTGTTGTCGGAGCAGATGGTGTGCCAACAGGATGGAATGTGACAGAGATAGACCCAGATAATTATCTTACCATAGAGGCATTAGGTACTGGCACGGTGACCATTAATACGCCATCTGGTTCATCCAATACCTTCTATGTGTCCACTAATGGTGGTGATACATGGTCACAGTACCAACAAGCAATCAGTGTCAATGATGGTGACAGGGTATTAGTCAAGAAACGATCAATATCAAACCTTGGTTCTGGCACTGTCTGTTACTTCCGTGTGACATGTCAGTATAACCTTTCAGGTAATATCACATCATTATTATACAGGGATGATGAGACACGTACGTTAACCGCTCCAGACTATTGTTTCCGAGATACATTTGTCAATAACACTAACCTTATCTCAGCAAAGAACCTGTTAATGCCAGCAACAACGGTTGGTATAACATCATATCAAGAAATGTTCAGTGGTTGTACTAATATGGTTGATGCTCCAGCATTGCCAGCAACAACACTAGGTACATCATGTTATTGTAAGATGTTTGAGTTTTGTTCTAGTCTTGTGTCTCCTCCAGCATTGCCAGCAACAATACTGGCAGAAGGTTGTTATGAATATATGTTCCAGCATTGTACCAGTCTTATTGCCACACCAAAGCTATATTCTGAGGTTGCAGCCGTTAGATGTTATGCATATATGTTCCGTGGCTGTACCAGTCTGGTTAGTGCCACTGAGCTGCCAGCAATGACATTAGCTAGATTATGTTATACTGGTATGTTTGATGCCTGTCGTAACTTGACTGTTGCTCCAGCATTACCAGCAACAACACTAGCCAATTCATGTTATGCTAGTATGTTCAACAGATGTTCTAGTCTTACCACAGCACCATTCCTGCCAGCAACAACACTACCTATGGGTTGTTATGAATATATGTTCAGTGGCTGTACCAGTCTTAACTATATCAAGGCTTCGTTCCTAGATCTGAATGATGAATTCCCACAGACAATGTTCTGGGTTGATAATGTTGCTGACCGTGGTACCTTTGTTAAGCGGATAGATGCGGAATGGGAGGATGTCGGAGTGAGTGGTATTCCTGTTGGATGGACTGTGGTATTATCAAACAATATCACTGAGAAATGGAAGGATCTGATAACAAATATTGAGTACGACCTTGACACACAGCAGAAGCTATCAAAGGCAGACTATGCTGGGGATGATCAGAACATAGAGTTAGATGAGGTATATAACAAGGTTATTGTCAAAGCTGACATCAATGAGGTAGACGATGATGAGATGTTTACCGATCCTATGGATGATGCAAACAAGTCCACATTCTACGACTCAATAGACGGTTATATGCACAGAACGGATGACACCGACTGGGTACATATCACAAGGTTGTTCCAGTTTGTTACCAGTGCAGAGGATCCTAGTAGTACCTATGACGGAAACTGGAGGATATATGTAAATAATAATACTGATAACAATAGCCCTTCCTCTCTAACAGATTATTTCAGCCATACCTTTGACACTGTCGGAGAGGCATGGAGAAATCATCCGTATGGTCATTACTATGGTGGTGGACAATACTATATATTTAATCACAGTATTGTCGGACAGACCTGTCTGCCATCACAGCAGTTCGGTTATGAGTCAACAAAGGAGGTGCCTATCAAAGCAAACTGGGACGACAGATTATTGTTCTTCCCACAGGCAGAGTGGTTGTATGAGTATTATAAGAATAAAAAGATATATATGCCTGTGCCGACATCGTGGGCCAGTATGCCATTGTACAAGCGGAAGGAATGGTGGTATAATTATTGTGACACCCATCTCTGTGTTAAGCCTGTCCTTGAGTTCACTGGCACAAAGGATTTCCAGTTCAGTCCAGCGGATAACACTAAGACAAATTATCTGGTTTTTCAAGGTGATCTGTTATGGCAGAGAAACTGTAATTATGACCATGTCAATTACCATCTTTGGAATGCTGATGAGACAAACCATCTGTATGACGCTACATTGTTCCCTATCAAGGAGGCTGGTGCTAGTTCCACAGACGATATTGAAACTCGTGAAGTGACACAGGAAACAAGCGGAAAGAACAATCTCGGATGGAACATGTTAAAGATTAAGCTACAGATCGGGGATAAGTATTGGAATGGCAACACATGGCGGAAAGAGGAATGTACTGCATGGATCCCATATCATAAGGACACAGCTGTATATAATGGTGATGACGAGGCATTGATATGGAGTGACTATAACAAGCCAGTGACCAATTACGATTATAAGAGTAATATTAATGTTGAGGGCTATGCCATTCCGATCTATGACACAGACATGTTATATGGTAAGATGACATTGTCTATTTATATGCCGTTATTACCATACAGTAATGATGTCATAAAGGCTCCTAGTATGGTTAGCGGACGATATAGGTTAAACTACTTAAAGACACCACCTGTTATCTTTATGAAGAAGATGGGTATGAGTCTTGTATCAGTGAACAATAACAGTATCGGACGACAGTGGATAGAGGATGGTATAGAAAAGGCAGACGATGATGATGATGACGATATCACCTATGAGAATATAATCAGCACAAAAAATGTCACTGAGATGGATGAATTAGAGCTAGGTATAAACACGTATAATGATGAGAAGCCAGTGGCACAGTCGTATATCATTGAGCCAGTGATATCAAACAGTGTGTTCACATATAGGATTCTCTCTGATGATTTCAGCACGGTGACGCCAGAGCCATTGCCAACGATTGGTGGGTATATGTATTCAATATTACTGTCTGACTATCTGTTCTCTGATCTTACCCCAGCAACAGAATGGTTTGATGATATGCGTTCTAAAGGGTTCATGTCTAATGAGAACCGCGGTATACCAGTATATATCAAGGTTAATAATATCATCTATGAGGCATTCCTTGGCAATCAGACAATTGATAGTGTGCAGAAGGTGGTGTTACGTATTGGTGGTAATATCTATCCTACTGCTGAAACGGCTATGGAAGGCAATCGTGCGGCATTGACCATTATCGGTGCTGCATTAGAGAACGGATATATTGAGTTTGTTGGTGGTGGTAGTAACCGTTATGTATTACCAGCATCATTATATCCAGAAAGTCTGCATACCGAGCGAGAGTTCATAATGTCAAATATCAAGGATATGAAGTACCATACACAGGGATTCTACCGTCCGTTGACTGAGACAGCACAGCGACAGGAGATGAATATTGTTGACAGATATGTCGAGCATTATTCCAGTCCGAAGAAGATATATAATTGTGTGGTACATGATTATTACAAGCCATATCTCTGTGTTGAGCCAACGGCATTAAGAGGATCGCATATGATAGTTGACCAGCAGTCATGGGATGTAAAAGCAAACATTAATGAGTTAAAATTAATAGAGATATAATGATTATGAAAATATATTTAAAGTTTGGTAGTTCAGGAAAGATGGTTGAGCAGCTGCAGAAAGCGCTCAGCCTCATTCCTGATGGTATCTTCGGACGGTTGACCGAGGAAGCAGTAAAAGAGTTCCAGAGACAGAAGGGACTAACGGTAGATGGTATTGTCGGTGCAGCAACATGGGCTGCATTATTCCCACAGATGGTTTTTAAGAAGTCTGCCCGTCGTATAACTGAGGTGATAGTCCATTGTTCAGCAACCCCAGAGGGTAAGGACTATACCGTTGATGATATCACTGCATGGCATAAGGCGAGAGGATTTAACACCATCGGATATCATTATGTTATTTACCGTGATGGTGGTATCTATCTAGGAAGGGATGTAGACAAGGTTGGTGCACATTGTGCAGGGCATAACAGTAACTCCATTGGTATATGTTATATCGGTGGTTGTGATAAGACTGGAAAGACCCCGAAGGACACCCGCACAGCAGCACAGAAGGAGTCCTTAATCAAGTTGTTAAAATATATGAAGCAGATGTACCCGGGGATAGAGATCTACGGTCACAGAAACTATGCAAATAAAGCATGTCCTAGCTTTGATGCAAGGAAGGAGTATAAAAATTTATGATATTTGCCTCAATTCTTTAGCCGTTAAGAGTAAAAGCGACTATTATTAATTGAACAAGTATAGGTTTGTTATAAAAATGACATCAGAGAATAAAGAGACAGTACAGTATATAACCGCTATCACCACGTTAGTCACAGGTATTGTAATGTGCTTTTTGTCATTCTTTTTAAACACATATCATATTGAGTCAGGTGTATTGATGTATTTTGGCGAGACATTGATCTTCTGTGCTGGTGTGTTCGGTATTAATTTATATGTAAAGAATCAAGTTTTTGAGGCTGAGTCAAGGTTAAACAAGAAGATGGATCAGCGGTTTAAAGAGGAACAGTCAGTCGTATCAGGGAGTACTTAATTTACAGCTATAATATAATTATTTTTTCTCAAGGAAAGGTGGTTTACGTGAGTAAGCCACCTTTCAATCTGTTTTATTGTAGTTCATAGCACCATAATATGCTATCTGCCTTTTCTCTGTATACATCTGGACTTTCTGATGTACGTGCTATCTTCTTACCGTCATATAATATATAGTCAGCTAGTATCACACCATCCAAGTCTTCTATTTCATAGTCTAGTACCAGTTCCACCTTGTCTTGGTCAAATTCCTCATCATCATTCAATTCTATCTTAAACCATGTCTCCCAGTTATCAATGTGTTGCAGTCTGATTTGTACTGGTAATGGGTGTCCACAGTCTTCTGAAAAAAGTTCATGAAAGTATTCATCATCTGTTGTTGTTCCAAAATATATATCCTCGTCATAGTAGTCCATTACATTGTCTGCACCATCTGGTACGTTATATATTACCACACGGTCATTGTCTGTCATATATACATCTTTCCGATAGTAATTACCCCAAAAGTCATCATCATCTGCATCAAGGATCTCTTTAGAGCAGTAATACAGTATTGTTACTGTTCCTTTTATTACCACATTAACTGTTTTCATGGTTGTTTTGTTTAAGTTAGACATTAATTGGTTGCAAATATATGAAAAAAATCTTTTTAAACCACACAATTATGATAAAAAATTAATATTGCATGATGGTACGGTACATCTAGATGTATTCTAGTGTCCTCTAGAAGTGTATAATATTTTAGACGATAGAATTTAAATAGTGATAGTTGATATGTCTAGAGGACATTAGAATGAATATTACTATCTGGCATAGATGGACTGAGACAAATATAATACTGTTTGAGGGGCTACTGACATGGTAGCCCCTTTTCATAATATAGTTCCCTATAATAAAATCTATAGCAATCCGTTAGTATATATATAAATATATATAAGCAGTAAATATGGTGGTGTGGGCAATATTATATTATGTTAAAATCAGCATATTATTATCAATTTTCTCTAATATTGTTTTTTTGGTAAGAAATAATTGTTTAATTTTGCAGCACCAGTTGTGAATGCAAACATCTGCAGGTCTATATTATTTATTGTAATAAATAATTATATGACAATAGCAGAAAACAAAAAGTATTTATGTGGGGTTCTTAAAGCAGCTGGTCATAATATTAATATGAAAGAATTAAACCAAGTTGTTTCAAGAAGAAAATGCAAGAAAACTGACAAATGTATCTTATTGTCACGTGTTAGTACAGGATCACAGGATCTTGAACAGCAGAACAATGAACTGTATGTTGAGGCTAGGAAGCAAGGATATACAGATGACAGATGTATATTGATTGCTAATGTAGAGTCTGGTATACAATTGGATGAGGATGAACGTGCAGGATTGAACAAGATGAAAGAGTATATTGAGAACGACAATATACAGTGTGTAATCATCTATGAGCTGAGCCGTCTGAGCCGTAGACCAAAAGTACTGTATTCCATCCGTGACTATTTAATTGACCATAATGTAAACCTTATCTGCATTAAGCCGTACATGCGGTTATTGGATAATGACGGTAGTATGTCACAGACAGCATCTATATTATTCTCATTGTTCAGTTCATTATCCGAGTCTGAGATGCTTATAAAGAAGTCGAGGTTTAAACGGTCAAAGGAAGATCTCCGTAGGCAAGGAAAGAAGTTCGGTGGAGCAGTGATATTCGGCTATGTAAAGAACAAGGATAAGTACTGTGTCCCAGACCCAGTGACCGCCCCTATAATTGTTGATCTGTTTACACATTATGCTGAGTCTCCTGCCACATCATTGTTTGAGACATATCAGTATGCTATGAAGAAGTACCCAACAATGTTTCCGTTGTTAGAGTATGTCAAGGGTCAGCATAAGATACGGCATTTCTTTGAGACGGAGGTATATGTCACTGGTAACTGGTGTTATCCGCCTATCATAACACACGAGATCTGGAATAAGGTACACAAGCGGATGGATGCAGCACGATGTAAGCCACGGTTCAATTCCAAGCTACAGTATTTAGGCAGAGGAAAGGTACGGTGTAAGACCTGTGGCAATGTGATGTCAGGTATCGGTGGTAATGTCAATGCATATTGTTGTTGTACAGACAAGTTACATTCCTTACAAATTAACTTCAAGGTAATGGACTGGTTGATATGGTATGAGGTAAAGGTTGCAGCCAATATTGCATCATACATAGATAACTCCAACTTTGCTGTACAGGTTGCTAAGCAGATTGATGACAAGCGGACTGAGATCAGACAGATTGAGAACTATATGCAGACGGTCAAAGGAAAGAAGGATAAGCTATTGAAACTGTACATGGATGATAAGATAGACCAAGAGATGTATGTCAAACAGTATGACGGCATAAACACTGAGATAAGTGACCTGAAACAGTCCATAGACAGACTGAATGTACAGGTCATGGAGTTACAACGGTCATTAGACGATAATAAGGGTACTAATAGCTCCGTGGTGGTATTAGATAACATATCTGATTTCAATGTCCGTATGGAGTATGTCAATAAGTATTTGAAGAATGTGTGGTTGCAACGGACAGAGGATAAGTCAATACATATAGAGTTTGAGTGGAATATGCCGATGATCCTTCCAAAACATACATACAGATATCAGTCTAAAGGTGGTAAGATGACACTGATATGTTGTAATGAGGATGGCACAGCGGAATTGTTACAGGACGGTAAGAAAGGAATAATGATATTGGAATAGAAAAGTGGCTACAATTGTAGCCACCAGCTAAAAAATTGATATGAAAACGAAATCCGTTTCGTTGTAACAATATAATAATAGACGGATAGGTTATGTATATTCAATAAAAAACACAGCCGTGTTTCACAACAGGGCTGTGGAAATTTGCAAATCAAAAACATTTATTACTCTATATAAGTTACCTTTTATATTAATGAAACCTCAGTGTCTCCATTCTTCTGTTCAATAATAAACCATATTCGCTTATTCGAAGCAAATGGAACTAATGCTTGTTTAAGATAATCTATTTTTTCTTTCGGGACATCACTTTTTACTATTATCATTGCCTCTTCTCCAATCTGTGATGCTAGCTTAGTTTCTAGTGTTCCACTTAATAATTCCATTATTGCCTCAACGACATAATCTCGTGTCCAGTATGCTGGCTTAAAAAAGCATGGTGGACGGTAGTCAAAATTTGCTTTCGGTCTCATATTTCATTCAATTATTTATTTCTATACATAATAATAGTAAAAGAATGAATTATCACACATATGCACTATTTCTGGGAGAAAGGTTACCAAAATGACTGGAAAAATATCTATATATATTGATATAAGTTCCAGTGAATTTGGTAACCTTTAAAATTTGTTAATGACATCTACACTACGATTATATTGAATTTTGCATCTGTTTCTGTCAATATATATATTAGATATGAAGTATGTTGTAAGAAACAAGATCAGAGTAACAACCCCAGATGGATATGTTCTTCGTTTTAATAAGGTCAGTGAGGGCGAGCGTGAGCAGGATGGGCGCAAGCCAATTTGATTCCGCTCTTCATTCTTTGCAAATTTATCAAGAATTAGTAAGAATTATATGGATTTTCTGACAATAGATTTAGTAAAGACGCATTGCCGAATTGAGTGCTACAGCAAAGACCCCGAAAGGCAGCGTAAGATTGACGATACAATCAAGAAATGCGCCAACCTTGCCGAAGGGATTGTGTATGAGCATATCGGCAAGGACTATTTCGCCATCATGAAGGAATACGGCGAGATACCTATTTCGATTTTGCAAGCGGCATTGATGGCGACATCGGACATGATATTCGAGCGCGACCCTAAAGAGAACTACGCTTTCAAGATGATACTGAAACCATATAAGAAGAAGGAGCCATGACGAAAGAAGAATACCACCATCTATATATATTAATATGAAGTATGTTGTAAGAAACAAGATCAGAGTAACAACCCCAGATGGATATGTTCTTCGTTTTAATAAGGTCAGTGAGATTGCAAGGTTCACTGGCTTATCTCCTGTTTCTATCTATGCTAGGTTGAATGATCCTACTAAGCCATCTGAAGGATGGTTATTTGAAAAGGAACAAGATCTGGATAGTACGGAATAATTTTTTTTGTGTTTTTCTTATGTTTTTCTTGACCATTATACGAGTAATGGTCTATTATTATTTATAAATAAATTGTATAAACGATATGAAACTATTGAAATCAGAACACAAAGAAAACGGTACTTGGTATTTTACCAATATCAACAGAGCGGCAAAGTATATTGGAGTTGCTGCTAATTATTTAACTTACACCTTAGGTGCACACCGTCCATGTAAAGGATGGTCATTAGAATGGGTTGAAAGCGATGATATACTATCTAAATATATCAACCCGGAAAAGTAAGGAGGATGTATTATGGAGAAGCTAAAAGAATTGATAAGTAACATTAATGCTATTGATCCAATTGATCATATCAGACAATGGATGGTAGAAAATCCAGAAGAGGCAGCATTATACGGAGAAAATAATTTAATTTATTAGATTATGAACAAATCACAGTTAACAGCAAAGTGCAGATCTATACGTGACAAGTATAAATATAAGTATGTTGTCGGAGAAGATCTAGAGTTTCTTCTTAGAGAGATATTACCATGGCATGAAAAGTATGAAGATAAAATCCGTGGCGGCATTAAGCATATAATAGTTAAGCCGTATGTTGATAATGAACGTATGTTTATATCATGGTGTTTTAATATAGTTCATGACGACAATACAGAGGTAGATTGGTCATATACACATTGTATTGCAAACAAGCCAAAGTATCTTTGTGTAAAAGAATAAAATATATATATCCGTATAGTATACATAATGGAACCTATATTTAACTTATTTCGTGCATATACTACTGGTCACACAAAAGATCCAAATAAAACTAATGACATAGTTCAATTGTCACAAATCAACATCGGTATGATGAAGGGCTGGAAGAAGGAAGAACTATATTGTATTCAGCCATTTGCAACAGGTTGGAGAGTTGATAATGGGTCATTAGACTACTCCCAGTGGAACGGAACAATATTTATTGATATTGACTCTAAGAAATATCCAGAAAAATTTAATTTTGATCTATTTAAGAAAGGAATAGAAAGTGCATTAATATATAACTATAATGACAACTTCTATGCCATTCAGACTTCTGCATCTGGAAACTCTTTGCATATCATAATGTATTATAATTGCAAACGTACAGAGGAAAACTGGCGTAAGTGTGCAGCATATACATTTGATGCTATAAGGGATATTGCTCACAGTCTTGGAGACGACTATGAGAAGATCTTAATGTATCCAAAGGTTATTGATGACTGTACCGAGAGTGTTGTACAATTGATGTATATATCATCAAATCCGATTACTTATGGTAATGTAAAGAGTTTGCAATTCGGACGAATAGATGTTGATGATCTACCAACAGTATTAAACGATGTTACAATGACAGAGGTATCATTTAATACTGCAA